ACACCCCAGCCCCACCGCCGCCTGAACCGACCCCGACTGCCCCTGTGGTTGACGAAAAGGTAAAACGTAAGACCGATGCCAAGGCCAAACGGTCCGGTACTTCTGCCTTGAGGATCGATCTCAACCTGGGCGGAGATAGTGGAGGTCTGATCATTCCCAGATAACCCCCCAATAGCCGGAGGTAAGTGGTGACCAAGCAAGGTTACACAAAAGGTCCGGCTGAAGCACGTTACCGTGAACTTGAATCCGACAGGCAGCCTTTCCTGGACCGAGCCAGGGAATGCTCCAAGCTCACCATCCCTTCACTGATCCCTCCTGATGGCCACGCCAACGGTCAGAGACTTCCTTCCACTTTCCAGTCCATCGGAGCCAACGGGTGCAACAACCTCGCCTCTAAGCTACTCCTGACGATGCTCCCTCCCAACGAGCCATGCTTTCGCCTTCGGGTGGACAACATGCTCTACGAGAAGGAGCAAGCCGAGGTGGATCCGGAATGGAAATCGAAGATCGACAAGGCCCTGTCCCGCTGTGAGCAGACAGTCCTTGGTGACATCGAGTCCACCGGTGACCGTGTAGTCGTCTTTGAAGGGAATCTCCATCTCCTGATCGGAGGCAACGTCCTCTACTACGACGACAAGGATAACGGGCTGCGTATGTTTCCGCTGTCCCGGTTCGTCGTTGCCCGTGACCCGATGGGCAATCCCGTGGAGATGGTCGTCCATGAGACCGTCAACCCCAACACTCTCCCGCCTGACTTCCTGTCCAGTCTCTCCGACATCACCGGCCAGACTGAAACATCTGGCAGCAGCAACACGCCGGGAAAGGACACCGAAGTGGACATCTTCACCCACATAATTCGGACTCCAAAGAAGTGGAAAGTCTATCAGGAGTGTCGGGGCAAGACGATCCCTGGAACGCTGGGCTACTACGCCCTGGATGCCTGTCCCTGGATTCCCGTCCGTATGTACCACATCGCTGGTGAGAACTACGGACGCTCCTACGTTGAACCCTTCCTGGGTGACCTCCAGTCCCTTGAGGCTCTCATGCAAGCCATCGTCGAGGGTTCTGCTGCGTCTGCCAAGGTGCTACTGTTCGTGGCCCCCAATGGGACCACAAGGCTCAAGGCTGTGGCCGAGGCCGGGAACGGGGACGTCCTTGAAGGCAACGCAAACGAGGTAAGTGTTCTTCAGCTCCAGAAACATGCCGACTTCAGGGTTGCCTTGGAGACCGCGCAGATGATCTCTGACCGGCTGAAGACTTCATTCCTCATGACTGACGGGATGCGCCGTGATGCCGAGCGGGTGACCGCCGAGGAGATCCGCGCCGTAGCCCGTGAACTGGAGACCGCCCTTGGCGGTGTCTACACGGTCATCTCCCAGGAGTTCCAGCTCCCGTACATCCAGCATCGCATCGCCAAGCTGACCAAGGCCAAGAAGCTGCCGCCCCTGCCCAAGGGAGTGGTGCGCCCCACGGTCATCACCGGCTTCGATGCGCTGGGCCGAGGGAACGACAAGGCCAAGCTCCTGGAACTCCTCCAGGCAATCCAGCAGCTCCTGGGACCGGAAGGCTTCATGCGGAAGGTCAACACGGACGACGCTATCACGCGACTTGCTTCAGCAATCGGAATCAACATCGAGGGCCTCCTGATCCCGCAGGACGCTCTCGCCCAGCAGGACCAGCAGGGACAAATACAGTCCCTCATCGAGAAGCTGGGTCCAGAGGTAATCAAACAGGTCGGCCCTGCCATGATGGGCCAACAAAACCAACAAGGATGAAATCACATGAGCGAAGACATCAAGACCCCTGAAACCAAGGAAGCCCCGAAGGCGGTGCGCTCCAACCCCGGTAAGAAGGCGACTCCTGAAGCCGACAGCCAGGCGAAAGGTCCGAAGATCACCAAGTTCCCTGATGGAACCATCAAGGAGGACTTCTAGCCATGAGTACCCAGAATCCGAACGAAGGTATGACCATCGAGGCTCCCTATGAAGAAACCGGTCCGAACGACCCTAATGCGGATCCTTCCGCCGCTGCTGATGATGGAGGTGACAACCATACGCCTGATCAGGTAGATGGGAATGAACCCCAGGACGAAGGGAGCAACGATACACCTTCACCTGATCAGGAAGGGGATCAGTCCTCTTCTGACGTTGTTGCCAGTACGCTGAAAGCCGCTGGCTTGAACATGGACGACTTTACGAGGGAGTTCACTGAATCCGGTACTCTGTCCGAGGAGTCCTTCCAGAAACTTGAGAAGGCTGGATTCCCCCGGCCCTTAGTCGAGCAGTACCTCGCCGGTGCGAAGGTCAATGTGACCATCGCCAAGGAACAGGAAGCCGAGATTAAAGGAACCGTAGGTGGACCTGAAGCCTACAAGGCCCTTACTCAATGGGCGGCTGATAACCTGAATGCGGATGAAATCGAAGCCTACAACAACATCATGGCATCTGGTGACATCAAGGCCATCAAGTTCGCCGTCGCTGGTCTGAAGGCTCGATACGACGCACAAGCCGAGCCGAACCTAATCGGAGGTAACGCTCGTTCCACTGTTACCAAGACTGACGTCTTCCGCTCCGCTGCTGAGGTCGTCGCTGCCATGAAGGATCCACGCTACGGGAAAGATCCCGCCTACACCCGTGATGTCGAGATGAAGCTCGCTCGTTCCGACGTCTTCTGATCAACCATTAAAATCTAATGGAGGTATGATGCCCTTCATCGAATGGATCACCACCAACGGTGATGCCATCGCCGCTGCTTTGCTTGCGATCCACGCCGCTGCGGTTGCCATCGTCAACCTGACGCCCACGCCGAAGGATGATGAAATTATAGCCAAGCTCTACAAGCCCATCGAGTGGCTGGCTGGCATCCTGACCAAGAAGGCCAAGGAGTAGGGATGAATGGAGTCCTCAAGCTCATCACGCTCCTGGCCGACCTCCTCACCTTCCTGGTCGAGACATTCCGGAAGGAGAAGGCTCAAGCATCTGCTGATCGTATCGATGCTGACCCTGCTGGTGAGTTCTTGCGCCGTTTCAAACGCACCCCGGACTCCAATTCCAGTTCCAAACCTTCCTAGTGCCTGGGTGAATGACCAGGGCGGCATCTGCCTGGACAAGGATGATACTGCCCGTCTTCTTCATTACATCGACCAACTACAACACCAATAACCTCACAAAACTCACACACAGGAGATATACTCTATGGCTGATGCTATCCGTTCTAATCCTGGTTGGATCAATGGCGTAGGTGGTACTTACGAGCAGGACAACGCCATGTTCCTCAAGGTCTTCACTGGTGAAGTCCTGACCGCCTTCGACGAGACCAACGTCATGAAGGATCTGCATCGTGTGCGCACCATCGCTCACGGTAAGTCTGCCCAGTTCGTGGTGATGGGTAAGGCTGCTGCCCGTTACCATACCCCCGGTACGCCGGTCCTTGGTTCCAACCAGATCAAGCAGCATGAGCGTGTCATCAACATTGATGATCTGCTCCTGGCTGATGTGTTCATCTATGACCTGGACGACGCGAAGAACCACTTCGATGTCCGCCAGGAGTACAGCAAGCAGCTTGGTGCTGCCCTGGCCCGTGCCTTCGACCAGAAGACCATGCGTGTTGGTATCCTGGCTGCTCGTTCCGCTGGCCTGATCGACGACGAACCTGGGGGCACGGTTCTGAAGAACACCGCCGCTCATACCGACGGCGAGGTTCTGGCGTCCCTGATCTTCAAGTGCGCCCAGAGTTGGGACGAGAAGGACGTTCCCGACATGGATCGCTGCGTCATCGTGAAGCCTGCCCAGTACTACCTGCTGGCCGAAACCACCAAGGTCATCAACCGTGACTGGGGTGGCTCCGGCGTGTACGCTGATGGTACGGTCCTGAAGGTGGCTGGCGTTCAGATCGTGAAGTCCAACAACGTGCCCACTGGCGTTGTGACCACGGTTGAAGGTGAACGCAACACCTACAGCGGTGACTTCACCGACACCGTCGCTCTGGCCCTCCAGAAGGAAGCCATCGGCACGGTGAAGCTGAAGGATCTGGCCGTCCAGAAGTCCGGTGCTGACTTCAACGTCATGTACCAGGGCACTTTGATGGTGGCGAAATACGCTATGGGTCACGGCATCCTTCGTCCTTCCTGTGCCATCGAGATCAGCAAGGCCGCTTAAACATTCCTACAGGGAGGTCGTCCGGGCATCCGGGTGGCCTCCCTTTTTTTTCGATTTTCCATAATGAAACGGAGGATTTACAGGAATGTCTTCCCTGATGCTCACGACGCCTACCACTGAACTGGAGGCCGTCAACACTATCCTTTCGTCCATCGGGGAGTCTCCGATAAACTCCCTCGATGAGCAGCCCACCCACGACGTCGTTCTGGCTATCAACACGCTCAAAGAGGTGTCCACGGAAGTACAGACGGAAGGGTGGAACTGGAACACGGAAGATGATTATCCCCTTGTCCCGAACCTGGACAACGAGATCATCCTCCCTACGAACACGGTGCGGGTCCACTTCAGGGACTCCTTCAACCCGCGCGATGTGGTCCTGCGTGGGCAGAAGCTCTATGACCGAGCCAACCACACCTACAAGTTCACCGAGACCTTGTACGCCACGATCACCTTCCTGCTACCTTTTGAGGAACTTCCAGAGACTGCACGGCGGTACATCGTGCTCCGTGCTGCGCGTCTGTTCCAGGATCGTGCTGTCGGTTCTGGTAATCTCCACGACTTCCTTACCGTTGATGAGGCTCGTGCCAGAGCTGCCCTCATGGCTGAAGAGCGGATGCAGGATCGTCCGAACATACTCTCCGGTACATCCCAGAGGCTGACCGGCTGGCGTCCTCTTGACGTCCTGCGGAGGTGGTAATGTCTAGAGGCTACCTTGTATCCACCTCCATCCCGAACCTAATCAATGGTGTCTCCCAGCAGCCATACACCATTCGCCTCCCCACGCAGGCCGAGGAGGTGGTGAACTGCTATCCCAGCGTGGTTGAGTTCCTGAAACGCCGCCAGGCAACCAAGCACCTCACCAAGCTGGTGACCGGGGAGGTGACCAAAGGTTTCGCCCATCTGATCAACCGGGATGAGAACGAGCAGTACATCTTGTTGATCACAGATGGAGACCTGAAGGTCTTCGACTTGAACGGCGTCCAGAAGACAGTCAGCTTCCCTGATGGGAAGGACTACCTCAACACCACCGATCCGAACACGAAGATCTCCACACTGACCATCAACGACTACACCTTCATTCTGAACAAGACCAAGACGGTACAGATGAGCCCGGACCTCACGCATAACCGTGGGCCGGAAGCCATTATCTTCATCAAGCAGGCCAGTTATGGGACGACCTACAAGATCGAGGTGGATGGAATCTCTTGGTCCGTTACCACACCTACCCAGTCCACAGAACTGGTGCAATCCACGAGCATTGCTGCCGACCTCGTGAGCCAGATGCAGTCAGCTATTGGGAGTGATTTTAATATCTCTCTGTCTCACTCCACTATCTGGATACAGCGAAAAGATGGATGGGATTTTCAAGTTAGAGCTGAAGATTCCCGATCCAACACGCACATTGTTTGCATCAAAGGTAAGGTTCAGAGGTTCTCTGATCTTCCTATCGTAGCCCCTAAAGATTTCGTAGTTGAGGTTGAAGGTGATGCTTCAAGTTCCTTCGACAACTACTATGTCAAGTTTGTCCCGAACAACCCGAACGCAACCTTCGACAATGGCGTCTGGCTGGAGACAGTGAAGCAGGGCATCAAGCACCAGTTCGACGCCACCACGATGCCTCACGCCTTGATCCGACAGGCTGACGGGACGTTCGTCTTCCAAAAGCTCGACTGGACCTCCAGAATCTGCGGTGATGAGGATAGTGCCCCGGAGCCCTCCTTCGTGGGGCGTCCGATCGATAACATCTTCTTCTACAAGAACCGGCTGGCGTTCCTCTCCAGGGAGAACGTCATCATGTCGTCCGTGGGCGAGTTCTTCACGTTCTGGCCCAAGACTGTGACCACGATGGTGGACTCCGACCCGGTTGACGTCGCAGCCAGCCACACCAAGGTCTCTGCCTTGGAACATGCCACCCCGTTCTCTGGTGGTCTCATCCTGTTCTCCGAGACAACCCAGTTCTCGTTGCAGCATGATGACGTCCTGTCCAACTCCACTGTGGCCGTGAAGCCTATCACCGAGTTCTCTGCATCGATGCTGGCCGCTCCGGTATCGGCAGGGCGCACGGTCTTCTTCGCCACTGACCGTGGCAAGTATGGTGGCGTCCGTGAATACTACGCCATGCCTGACACCGACACCAACGATGCCGCCGACATTTCCGCCCATGTGCCGCAGTACATCGGCGGGAAGATCTTCAAGTTGGTGAGTTCCCCGAACGAGGATGTCCTCTTTGTCCTCTGTGAGAACACCCCGAACGAGGTCTTCGTCTACAAATACTTTTGGAACAACAACGACAAGATACAGTCTGCTTGGTCCAAGTGGGTCTTCGCCGGTAAGGTTGTCAGCATGACCGTGGTGAACACCGTGGTCCATCTGCTGATCCAGTACCCGGACGGCTTGTACCTGGAACGCTTGAACATCGAGTCAGGATATGTTGACCAGGACGGCATCCTTGAGTTCAAAATGGATCGGAAGATCGATGAGACTGAAGTCCTTGGTATCTCCTATGATGGTACCCTGAACACTTCAACCATCACCCTTCCCTACCTGCTCTATCCTGGTATGGAGCCTGTGATCATCTCAAGGGACGGTGGGCCCGATCCTGCTGGTGTCCTCTTTGAGATACTGGCCGAGGATCGTACCGGTGGGAAGAACACCATCACAATCCTGAACCAGGACATGCGCGGTCGAAAGTTCTACATCGGTATCAAGTACCTCTCCCGGTACGTCTTCTCCAGGCAGAACCTCCGGGAATCCAATCAGGGAGGCCAAGCGGCCATCCTTGAGGGGCGGCTTCAGCTCCGGTCCATGCGGGTGAACTTCCATGAGACCGGCTACTTTGAGGCTGTGGTCACACCGAGAGGTCGAGCCGCCAGCGTCTACCCATTCTCTGGTCGTGTCCTGGGAACGGTCTCTGCTGTCCTGGGAGAGATCAACCTTCACACCGGCTCGATGACCATCCCGATCCTCTCCAAGAACGATCAGGTGGACATCGAGATCCGATCCGATTCACCACTCCCATTCAATCTCGTATCGGCTGAGTGGGAGGGCTTCTACAACTCAAGGAGTTCCCGTCTATGATCCACTGTCCCTACGTCAGGGAGAGTGTAGCCGAGGATCTTGTCTACCTTGAACCCAGACTACGGGACGTAGATAAACGTGAAATCAGGGACGTCACAGGGCTTGAACCTATGGAGTCCCTTTCTCTCGGCTACAAAATCTCCAAACCATGCTTCACCCTTCTAGCTCCCAAGACAGGTGACCCGTTCGCCATCCTGGGAGTGGTCCCTGAACAACACTTCCCAGAGATAAGGCAGGCTCGTCCTGCCGGACTAGCGGGGATGATCTGGATGCACTGCACCAACGATCTCCCCTCCTTCTCATTCCTTCGATACGCCAAGCCGGTCCTCTATGACATCATCGGAGGACAGTACGGCTACAAAATCGTCAGTAATTATGTCGACGCACGAAACGAAGTGCATGTCCGATGGCTCCGATGGATGGGCGCAAAGCTCCTCGATGTGGTTTATATCGAAGGCAGTGGAGTCCCTGTCCATCCCTTCATCATCAATTTAGAAAGGAGGCTACCTGTATGTGCGGAGTAGCTGAAGCAGGACTGGCCCTGGCAATCATGTCTATTGCTGCCTCGACTTACGCTCAAAAGGAGCAAGCAGACGCGCAGAAGGCTTACCAGGAAGCGCAGTCCGCTGAATACGCCCGTGCTGCCAAGATCAACCAGGAGAGCGCGAACAGGGAGTTCGTGGAATCCACAACCGCCGAGCGCATCAAGCAGATGCAGGAAAGGGCGGCCGCTGCCGAGGAAGAGCAGCGGATCCAGAGGGAACGCTTGGAGAAGCAGGGGCAGGCCCTGGCTTCAAGCGAAACCTCTGGCATGGCCTTGGATGCCCTGATGGCCGACTTCTACCGCTCCGAGGCACAGAAGAAGAGCATCATCCAGCAGCAGCTTGACATGGCCGGTGTCGGCTCCGAGGTCGCCATCTGGGGTTACCGGGACCGCCGGGACTCCCGGATGAAATCCCAGAGCAACTACATCACCAGCCCTGTGAACCAGCCAAACTACCTCGCCAGTGCCTTGCAGATTGGTCAGGCTGGTTTGGACTACTACAACAAGAAGTACCCAGAGAAATAAGGAGCTAACTCGTGCCGAAACCTGAAAAGACCACCGTCCAGATCGAGAAGCTCCGGGAGCTGGCAGGACTCCAGTCCACCATTCGCTCCGAAGCTCTCTACTCATACGATGAAGCCCGTCCTGGCTACGTCGAGAGACCCGACGACCTGTACTCCAACCCATGGATGCAACTCTCCAAGGCCCTCGCTGGATTCGACCAGCCGCTCTCCGAGCTTCACCGGAAGCAGCAGGAGAAGGAGATCGAGAAGAGTCTCGCTGAAGGTGACACTATGTTCACCAACTCCGAGGTCGATCCGACAACTGGCAACCGGCTGGCCTGGAAGGAGTACGTCGAGAAGAACCCTGCCGCCGCTGGTCTGAACCCATGGGTGCGGAAGGGATACGAAATGGCCCGTATGCGGTCCCTTGGGCTGGACTTCAAAGCCCAGCTCCAGGACGCCTACAGCAAGAACGGCCTGATGAACGAGACCGATCAGGCCAAGGTCAGTCAGTTCATCGATCAGTTTGAGCGGGACTTCCGCAAGAAGCACGGACTGGACGACTACGACGACAAGGTCATTCTTGCCGAGAACTTCACCAAGGAGGCCCTGGAAGCACGAGCTGCAATACTCAACCGGCACGTCAAGGACTTTGCCGAGGAGAACCTGAAGCGTGTCACCCAGGAGTTCACCCAACTCACCTCCAAGCAACTGTCCTCCATCGTTGATAACCCCAACGTGAACTTCAGTGACCCTGATGTTCGTGAACAGGTCATCATCCCGCAGCTCCAGGAGGCCATCCAGAGGATCTCCCAGGAAGCTGCCAGCTATGGTGTCTTGAACAGTGACGTCCCTGGAATCATCTTCAGGGCCCTGGCCGCAGAGGCTACCGAGCGGGGTTATGAGAATGGCGGAAGGGAACTCCTGGAGATCGCTAAGAACCTGGACTTCGGTGCAGGTAAGCTGGGTGACATCCCGGAGTATAAAGACTACATCACCAAAGCCGAAAGACAAATGGAGGCCCAGGAGGAGCAAGACCGGCTCAAGCGAGAGCGAGAGCAGGAGAAAGCCCTGACTGACATCATGGTCGATGCGGCCATCAAAGGGACGTACTACAACGCCGAGCAGCTCCGAGCCAAAGGCGTACCGGCCCACATGGTCCCGTCTGTCCTGGCGAAGATCAACGCCATCCAGAACTCACGGGAGATCAACGAGAGCTACGGTCAGTGGGACGTCGAGAAGCGTACCTCCTTCCTCAACCTCCAGCTCAAAGCCGCCCGTGGAGAGCTCACAGATGCCGATCTTCGGAGTGCTGCCCGGGCCTATGGAAAAGAAGTGGATCGTCTTCTCTCCCTCCACCTGTCCTCCGAGTCAACTCATGACAAACTGGTCGCAAGGACCATTGGTGAAGCGCAGAATCGGGTCTTCCGGTTGGTGACGGGTGTCAAAGACTCGAACCTGGACACCCTGTCCCTGGACCAGTACGGTGACCCGAAGATCCAGCTTGGACTCCAGGCCGCTGCTGATGTCATGTTCACCTTGAAGAGTAAGATTGAGAAGGAATCAGGCGGCGGGAAGGGGGAACTGTCCGCAGCTCGTGCCGAGTTCCTGGCTATGGAGGCAGTGGAGGAAGTGATCAAAAAGAGTAAGTATGGGATCTATGGAGAGAGAGACATTGAAGCCACCGGCTCCACCCACAATCCCTTCAATCCCGCTGCGGCGTCGTCTGAAATGAATCCCTCCAAGACTACCATAACTCCTCCTCCGATAGTTGAACAGGCTTCCAGAGAGCCGCTTTTTGGGATTCAGTCCCTAGATGAGTGGCAGGAAGCATATCAAGAACTCAAGGCTTCCCCTGACCCCAGCAACACCCGCTTGGGCAAGGAGATTGTCAAGCTAAATCTTGACCCTCAATTCATCAATCAGGTGATCCTCGCCCAGGATCAGTACTTCAGAAAGAACATGTACCAGAGCCTGTACCAGCCGATGCCTATGGACGATCCTGCCTTCATGCGGATTTACAATCGGGTAGTAGGCGCAGATCAGGTCAAGCAGGAGTAAGTCTGTATGGATTACAAAGACCAAATGACCGAGAGTGGACTCCCGATGTCCACCCTCATCGCCTTGTCCAACAAACGGGGTACAATCTCGCAGCAGCAGCAGCAGCAGCAGGGGATAGACCCTACAGATGAACAAGAGGCAGAGCCGAGCACACCCCAAGTTTCCGTGGACGTAAGCTCCGATGATCCCGGTCTCCTCGATACTGTGGTGGATGTCGGGAAGGGAATCATTGGTGGTGTCGGTGATGCCATCAACGAAACCTCTGACTTCATCCACGGCGCAGCCAACTGGGTGGACAACAAACTCGGGACCCACGTGGTCAACGAGCGGAACGAGTGGCGACTTCCTGAAATGAAGGAGAACGTCACCGCCTACGGTAAGTTGGCCCGTGGTGTCTCCCAGTTCGCTGCTGGGTTCGTGGGAGCCGGTAAGCTCCTCAAAGCTGCCAAGGTACTCCAGGGAACCAGTAAGTACACTACCTTGGCACGTGGCATGGCCGAGGGTGCAATCACTGACGCTGTGGCCTTCGATGGGCATGATGAGCGTCTGTCCAACCTCATTGAAGAATTCCCTGAACTCTCCAACCCAATCACCCGCTACCTGTCCTCCAAGGACTCTGACACGGACGCTGAAGGGCGCTTCAAGAACGCCTTGGAGGGCTTGGCACTTGGTGGCCTGACTGAACCGATCTTCGCTGGCGTGAAGGCTATAAAGCAGATGCGTGGAGCGAAGACTGTTGCCGAGAAGGCCAGGATTCAGGAAGAGGTGGCCGAGTTCATGAACGGCAAAACCTTGGACACGGAAGAAGCCGTCGAGGATGTCATAGTCAATGAACTCACCTCACGCCGTGCGACCCCTGCTGATGAAGCTAACAAGCTCCATGACGAGTTCGCTGATGCCGCCAGGGCTCCCCGACAGGTCCAGGAGGAAGCCGCCGGTGACGCTGGTGCAAGGCAGGCTCGTCCTGCCGGACTCGCGGAGTTCGCTGAAGCTGGCTCCACCAAGAGCAACCGGGAGTACAAGGCCAAGCTGAACGTAGATGAGTTCTACCAGGTAATCTCCAACTCCAAGAACATGGACGAGGCCCTGGATCTGGCGGCCG